ATATTGTTATAGTCCAATCTACTGTGAGTGATTCTGTTCCACTCTTTGCTATTCCTCCAGGTGCATTTAATAGGACATGACTTAATAATATTCCACTATCTGCTGCTGCTGTTCCATTAGAAAATATTCCTGCTTCAGTATATGTGCCAGTGTCTTCGGTCGCACTGAAGAATCCGGTTATATATCCGATATTAGCAGCATTGGTTCTACTCGCTACCTGATTTCTATATACCTCTGTTTCAAGTGTTGTATCACCATTTGCTACTGCTGTTGTTCCTGTTCCTAGAGCTATATAATTTACAAGAGGATCATTGTCGGGACTTACGTTCGTTAAATTATTAGCTAACATTGTTCTACCAACTGTTGGAATAATATTCTCGAACTCATATACTCGCTTTATTTTTCCTGTTTTAACATCTCGTATAGTAAATTTATATACACCTTTCATTGTTATTTGATTTTGTTTTTTAATATTCATATTATTATATTATCCTATTGCGACATAAGTATAAGTTGCATTTGTTCCAGTCCAACTTCTATTAGTCCAATGCACAACAAACCCTGTTTCTGTAAAGGTAATTGTTGCATAGTATCCAACAGCAGCATCCTGATTATATCCAGCACAATAACTACTACTAACTCCAGCTGTGACTGCTGAGCTAATTAAATCATATGTACATACATTTACTCCCTCGCTTGCCATCCCACTAGATGTCGCCATATCCCCAGCATATGGGGCGCATACTGCATTTATAATTATTGTTTTCGGTCTCCATCCTAAAGTATGAGTATAATCTGTTGTTGTATTTCCTGTTCCATTAGATGCACTACCATTTCCGGCGACACTCATATTAGATTTAATTATCATTAATTCTGTTGCTGAAACTCCAATTCCACATGTTATAACTTGTGTGCCAACCGATGTTCCTATTGTACCAACAGTATCTTGAATATAATAATTACTTCCTTTTGTTAATCCAGAAAAACCTGAAACTATTGTTCCTCCATTAAAACTAATTTGAATATATTCGCCAGCAGAAATATTCTGACCTTGTAAGGCAAATCCATCAAATTTCGTTCTTGTTGTATCGTTGGCATCTGATTTATATACCCACCCATTATCTGAAATGAAAATTGGTATTGGTATTGATGATGTGTCTATTGCTTCTCTAGATTGAATTTCGTAAACACCATCTCTGATTTTACGATAATCACTATTTAAGTTTGCAGCAAGCATTTCATCTCCTGCTGTATATGTTGTATAAGGTGTTCCCATATTATTATTAGCCTACTCGGCTTCCATTTGTTATAAATAATCTTTTAGTATCTCCACTACCTTCTCCTGACCAAACATATGGTCCTGCTACAAAATCAACATCATAATTTAAACTTTGAGCAGTTGTTGTTTCATCAACAGATATTGCTTCTGTTTGTCTATTATGATCAATACTTGATGTCACAGTTTCAGAAATACTCATTGATTCAGTTAGTGCTTCTACTAAATCAATAATTTCGTTTTCGTCTATTTCTATTTTTGTATTATCTGCAAGTAGTGTATTTTGTAAATATTCTATTATTCCAAGAGTCTTTGTAGTGACTAACTGTGCTGTATATATAAATGTATTTGGTGTTCGTAATTTTGTAGTCACTCTATTTATTAAAAATGATTCATTTATTTCGTGAGCATCTGAATTAATTGTTATTTGTTGTCCAGCGAATAAACCATCTGTGTATGTTTGAAATGTTCCCTCGTTTAAAGTATTTTTGTAAGACTCTAATTCTGCTGTTGCTCTTTCTCTAGCTCCTGCTCTTGTTTTTATCGTCTTATCTATAATTAAATATTCGTATTCTCCAGAATTACCACACCAAACTGTTTTACCATTTCTTCTAACTAACATAATATGATCCTTTTCAAGCATTGCACAATATACTTTTCCATTATATTTTATTTTTTTGATTGGGTTTCTTTTTGTATTAAGATAACAAGTTTTTTTATCACTATATGTAATAATATATGATGGTTTAAAATTGTTCTTTATTATTCTCTCTTTATGGTCAATTTGAATACTTGATGAATATCCAATTTTCATTATTAATTCTTGAAGATCATCGGCTAATTGTTTATACTCACCTATATATATTCTTCCAAAATCTTTAGTTTTACTTTGTTTTCTTTTACTCTGATCACCATCACCTAAATAAATAGCTTCAAAAAGAATTTTTAAATGTTCTTTTTTTAATTCCAATACCCACCTAGGTATACTTTTTGGTTTAGAAAAATCTTTAAAATAATTTGCCAATTGACTACTATTTATAGTAATCTTTAAATCATAGAAACCAACTTTAGAACCTATTTGTTTTGCTATTCTTTCTGAACATGCAATCATTTTTTTTCTAAATTTTTTCTGTGTTATTGTTACATTTTTAGTTCTTGACCATCTAACATTTCCATCAGATAAATAATATCCTAAATATTCCAACCAATCTTCTATTTTTATTTTTTTAGCCTCTTTTTTAATTGGGTTTTTCTCTATTTTTTTTCTATCATAGACATATTCTGGTAATGTAAAATATTCAATATCTTTATTTTGTTGTAATTCAAAATTCTTTCTAAATTTTATATTATGATTATCTTTAATATTTTTTGCTTCGTCTAAAATCCATTCGTTTTTGTTGTTTTTATGAAACATTTTATGTTCTGGTGTTACTAATAAATCAACTTTATCGTATTTAAAATTAAGTAATTCACCATCAAAATCTTCTTCATAATATTTCCATTTGTTTTGATAATAGGGCTTTCCGTTTTTATCCATTGTTAAAATACTATCATTATTTATATTTAAGTCTTTAAAAAACTTCCATCCATTATTTGTTAAAACTTCAGTTTCTTTATCATAACAGCCTCCTTCTGCTGTCGCCATTGAATTAATAGAATCTCTGTCAACTACCTTTACACGCACTGGAAAAAACGGTTTACCTGTTAATTTCAAAGTTGCTCCAATACTTGGTTTATCGGCATCTTTAAATCTGAATACTTTTTCTTGAAAATTCCATAGAACATCATAGTCATCTGCATCATCTAATCCATCAACTCCAATACTTAATGCATTGCCACTTAATGTAGCCGCTAAACCTTCTGAAAATCTATATCCAATATTGAAAAGAATTTGATCGCCGTCAGCTATTCTAGTTGATGTTAATGTTGCTCCAACGGATTCACCACCTCTAATAAAGATAACATTTCTAACTTGACTATTATCTCTTCTAATTTTTAAACTATTAGTTAAGTAACTAGCATCAGCGTCAGATAAACTAAATGGCGCGGGTGTAGATGTCTTTGAATCAAAATGAATATCTCGTTCGTAATCAATATACCAATCATAATTAACTAGATCTGCTAAGTTCTGTAATACTTTAGCTACTGGTAAATAATTCGCGGCGTAATAATCGATAGTAATGGGACAATTAACATTTGTTATTGTAATATTATCTCCAATTAAATACTCATCTTTTATGTCTGAAATTATTTGGTCAACAGTTTGATTTTCCCATGTATCAGTTACCAGTCGTCTATTTAATAGTCTATTGTAGTCTTCACACTCAACATCATAATTTAAAATACCATTAGAGTCTAATCGTTGAGAATACCGAATAATTATTCCTCCAAAAACTTTAGTTCCTTCTTTAGAAACTATTACTTCATTACCAATAACTGGGGTGTAATTCAATATTGATCCACCTGCTGTTACTTTTGAAATTGTTAATCGACATGACCCTGCTTGTCTAGTTACTATGTCTTCAATAATAAAACCGCTTTGTTTAACAAATTTAGTTTTATTTACACCGTCGAATGTTATTGCTATTGCCATATTAGAATCTTAAATTAAGTTGTGTTTTTTGTATCATCATGTCTCCTATTTTTTCTACTGTTTCTTCGTCCAAGAATGTGTTACCACTGATGATTATATTTGGTGCTGTTGAACTTTCAAGTTCTGCTTGTATGTTTGAACCTAGATTTACTTGTTGTGATGTTAATCCTTGTTGCGATCTATTTCTTGCTGTTGCTAATCTATTAAATAATTCTATTTGTCTATTAACACTTTGTTCGGTTATACTCACACTGCTATTAGCAAATGCTTCTTTTGATAGTAATGCCAATCGATCTAGTGTTAATATTGTTGCTAGTTTTTTAATTTCTAAATCTGCTTCATCTTGTAATTGATTTTTCTTAAGTTCAAACTCTTTACTTATGTTATTTCGCTTTAAATTTAAATCTTCTACAGCTCTTGTAATATCTGATAAACTGTTTCTTCGTCTTACTTCTTGAACCTCGGTTTCAAACGCAATTAAAATTGTGTTATGTTTTGCAAGTTCTGCTTCTTCAAACGCTAATTCAGATTGTAATTGTGCTTTTTTAGCTGCATCAGTTTCTGCACCAATTTTTAATTTCAAATCTGCTACC